GTTAAAGTTCATTTCTTAAATTGTTTTGTATGTCTTTTTTTACTGCTGCTGCAATCTCATCTCTATACTTTGCAAGTGTTGCCCTTCGGGGCATCTTAATGAAATCAAATGGCTCAATACCAAAGTGCTTAATTTTACGGTTCATCATAAATAGCATAGCCCTTCGGTTTTCTTCCGAGTTCTTGATAAACTGCCCAGTCTTAATATTTCGGGGCTTGATGTTTTTCATCTTTGCCCAATTTTTAATTTTATCCGTTGGAATACCTTTGCCCCCTTTGTACTTCCCTTCGGGCTGCCTTCCGTTGATAATGGCTTGTCCGTACCAATCCATCTGCACACCAAATTCCAAGCCTTTGGAATAACCTTGTAATGAACGCACCAAGTTACCCGATGCAACATAGTTTGAACGGATAGTAGTTTTTCTGACGCTTACGGGCTGCCATCCATTACCAACCTTTTTCCAAGTTGCACGAATAGCCATCCTTGGGCGTTTGGCTTGGAGTTCAAGTTTGGCTTGGGATGCGAAAAAGTCCGATGCCCTTTCAACAACCGCTTCGGTTAATTTATATTTCATTGTAACAATCGGTTACCCAAGGTGATTGAACATCCATATTTATCGTGATGTTGTACCCAGCCAACACATCTTTGTCAGCCTCAATGAATGGCACGAATGCAATAGGTTTCTGAATCATAATAGATTGATTATATTGCATTTCTTTTTCCCTTAATTTCAAACTGAACTTAACATAAAGGTCCTGTAAAATGTGAGCATAGTTTTGATTCTCGGTGTACCCTTGCTCGGAATACAAAGTAATCAAAGATTCCTGTTCATTCTCACCCTTCAAAAAATTGACAATGTCCGCAATAATCACATTCATCTGAATGGTGCTTACATAGTCGTTTAATTGAACCGTTTGAATGGTCAAGTGGGTTAACGGGTAAACCGTAACCGCTTTGAAACCCATCTCGGTAAGGTTTCCGTGGGAATAGTTCCACCCCAATTCCTCTGCTATCTCTTGAACAATGGCGAATGCCGTGCCTATGTTATTATTCATCGTTTTGATTTATTAATAATTTGTCTTTCCAATGTTGCCAAGTCGCTCTTGTAAGCCGCCCACATCGCATTGGTGTGCATGGGGAGTTTGCTAACTGCGTCAAATTTTGTGACATCTCCGTCAGTGAGGAGATGTATGAATCCCATCCACCCCCATTTTTTGTTGAACTGGTGTTCATCAGTTTTTCCCTCTGCGTCTCCGAAAATTTCAGGATATAACTCATTAAATCGTTTCCTAAACTCCAAAAAAAAACCAGCGATCCGAACGCAATATCACTTGGCATTTGTTTGAAACTCTCGTTTAACTTGCCCTGATAAGGTTCAATTAAATATCGGTTGTTTTGTCCTTGTGTAACGATGGGGCGATATAGCACCGACATCATTTTCCAAAGTGACATTCCTTCTTTTTGATAGGAATCAAGGTCAACAAATTCACCCGTACTGATTTCATCAAGATTAGGAATAAATCCGTATTCCACACCTTCGTAGGTGAAGCGATGTTGAAACCTTGGTTTCTCATCAAGGCACTTGGTAATTAAATCCAAGGCGTGGTTCAATATCTTCAATGGTAATTTGCTCACCTCTGATAAAGAGATATTACAAAAGATTGCAACCGCATTCAATGCCCTTTCTTCCGCATCCATTTTAAGGGATTCGTATTCTTGCATTTGATAAAGAGGTATTTCACTCAATTTGGTTGGTATGGTTATTTCCATCATATAATTAACGATTGATTTATTGTATGTTTTAACGTATGTCGTAAGAGCCAAAATTCTTTTTCAGCCCAAGTGATTCCATCTCAAAGTAACGCCACGCATCAATGATGTGGTCATCACCTACGGGAATCGGTAAGGTTTTCCCATCCTTGCCCTTATCCCAGCAGTACCCACGCAATTCTTTTATGAGGTTGGTTGAATCTTTGGTTATCATATAGTTTTGCCCTTGCATCACCTGTATGCCGTAATTGATTGAATCTTTACCCTTGGTTACCCCTTTGATACTGATTCCAAATCTGCGTATTTCTTCAATTGATTTAGGTTCAGCAGAATCCGCATAAACGGGTACACCCTTTGGTAAAACTTTGGCAATGTCGGAATTTAGCATCCCCGTACGGTAACAAATTTCTTTAATTATCCTTTGGTCGTTGTACTGATACACCTCAACGATGGCAGTCGGATCAACTGAATATCCAAAGTCAACACCGCAACCCAATAACCTTGCATCGCTTGGGATGGTGTCAATAAGTTGGTAGTTGCTGAATATAACCCCTTCAAGGTTTCCTATTTGACCAAGTCCGTAAACTGCCCACCAATTACGCCAATATTCGCTTGTTTCGGCTTTCTCTTTGGCTTTCTCTATCTCGGTAACAATTGATGAATCCAACGCCTCATTATCTTTGTAGGTAAGGACTATCATCTCGGAATCTGCATCGTGTACAAGTTCCGTATCAACCCAAAATTCAGTTACTGGGTTGTAATCCAAGTATATAAACTTTCGGGTACGAATAGCAAGTTGATAGTAAGACTCCCAATCTACGTTATTACACTCATTGATGAATAACACATCACGCCTCGCACCCCTTAATTTATCAGGTTGGTCAGCGGAGAAAAACTCAATGAAACTATTGTTGGAAAAAGTATAGGTCAAAGATGACTTATTCCATTTGTTGGGATCGTACATCCCCACCATCTGCATAATTTTAAGAAAATCACGGATAGCACCACGCCTTAAATGTGGGATAGATTCCGATACAATACTTATTTCGGTGTTATCTTTCTGCACCGCATAGGTGATGAGCATCGGAATAATGCTGAATGTCTTGGAACTGGATGTGCCTCCACGCACAATTCTAACCCGCTTTCGCAAGGTGGCTATCTTCTTTTGTGCGGTGGTTTGTTGAAGCATTATAATAGTTTTATTTGATTTATTCTTTCATTGATTATATTACAGTATTCCGAACTTATTTCACTACCTATCCAATTACGATTGTTTGCAATAGCCATCTTTGCCGTTGTGCCGCTTCCCATAAAAGAGTCATAAACTATATCGTCTTCGTAAGAATAATACTTAATGATATTATCTACAAGTTTTTCGGGGAAAGGGGCGGGATGTTTGCTTTTAGTTTCGGGATTTATTCTCCATAAATTTGTTTTTTCATAATTACCACCCACTAAACTTGTGTTTTTTAATACTCGGTCTAATATAAAATCGGCTTTCTTTTTAAATACCAATACATATTCCGTCACAATATTTGGCTTGTATGCTAATGGTTTTCTATGCTTAAAAAACCCACCATTCCTATTAAAACTTGCCCCACTTGGTTTCTCCCATATAATATCTTCTAAAAATTCAAATCCTATTTTTTCCATCATCGGCACAAAATAAAAAGGCAATGGAATTCTATAACTTTGCGAATTTCTACTTTCTCTTGGAACTATAATAGGACTGATATTCACTACACACATTCTACTTTGCTTCAAAATCCTTTCAACTGCAATAAATATTTCCTCCATCGAATCCATATATTGTTTAATGCTATCATATTTTGAATATTCTCTCGCATTAAAATAGGGGGGAGATGTTACCATTAAGTCAATAAAATTGTCAGGCATTCTTGACATAGTATCAAGGCAGTTCTCATTATATAATGTGTTAATTTGCATTAGTTTATGGTCTTTTATAGCATTATTTCACATCCAAATCAATGCCATTGAAGATAGGCTTTTCAAAGTCTTCATTCACCTGATGTTGCATTGATAACTTGCGCAACTCCTCATCGGTAGAAACTAACTTCATCAACGCCAGTTGCAAGGTTGGGTTTTCTGACCTATACCACTTTGAACGCATATTAACTTTAAGGTTTGTTTTTACCTCGGTAAGTGCATCTTTTATCTTTTCCGATTTTTCCAATTCCAAATGATAAAAGGTACTACTTGTACAAGGTAGATATGCAATAATATCCTGAATGAAAAACAATTTATGCTTCTCAATTACTTCAAGTGATTTTTGTTCTAATTCATCTCTATTATAAGCCATAAATTAAACTAATTCTTTTTTGGTTAATCTTTTCAATGTTGTGGTGTTCAAGGCAATACTTGTAATTCTTTTCACCAAGTTCCTTTCGGTTTTTAATCACCTCACCAATTACTGACCAGTCATTATTCTTGACAAAAGTCACACCTTCATTATCTCGGTGGTTGGTGTATGGTTCAACTTCACTTACAAGTATCGGTAATTTATAGGCTGCCGCCTCAACAATCTTTAATTCTGATTTGTGCTTGTTGAAATGGGTTTCGGTCAATGGGGCTAAAACAATATCAATGTGCGAATAATACTTCCCGTAGTTCAATACACTTGTAACCTCACCCACCCAGAACCAATCGGGACGCTGACGGCTTCCTGTAATTTGATATTCCATCTCTGCGGAATTTGGATCGGTTGAATTGTAACCGCAAAATAAAAACCTTGCGTTATACTTCTCACAAATATCCCCAATCTGCCCACGCAGTAACTTTACATCTTCCAAATGCGAAAACCCTCCAACGTAACCGATGGTTAAAGGATGGTCATTCTTTTCTAACCATTGGTTTTCATTGTGGTCAATGTAGTTGGGGAGTATATGTACATTAGGGTTTATTTCCTTTACTTTTTCTGCAAGTTGTGGTGTGGTTGTCCAAACCATTGATGCAGCCTTCAATGACTTTAATACCGCCTCTTTGCCGTGTTCTTTGTATTGCTTATACGCTGGGTTATACTTGGGTACATTCCAATAGTCATCAATGTCAACGATTAATTTCACCTTTGCAGCAATGCAGCGGTCAACTATTGACATATTTAAAAGATAGCGTGAGAAAATCACAATGTCGTAATCCTCAACCTTCGCTTCGTTTACCTCTTTTTCTTGGATGGCAAAGTCAATGTGAAAAATGTTTTTCTCGTAGATGTAACGTAAAGGCATAGCAATGCGATGGTAATCAACCGCACCTATTTGGTCGATGATAACCAACACCCTTTTTTTGGAGGGTTGCTCGTCATCTGCTATTGTGGCTCGTTCTAATTTAGTCATTGGGGAATACAGGTATATACATCCAAATGCTTACATTGTGTAGCACCTCGTTGGTGTGGGCTTCAAAATAATGGTCTTCATCCCAGTAGGCAATATATGCCACATCTTCATTTTCTAACTTAACCAAAACGTATTCAAATGGATTTGGTTGCTGAATTTCTGATTTTCTCCACATTTTCATTTTTGTAGTAATATTTGTATTGCTTGTTCTAATGTTGACGCTATTCGGTAAAGTTCATCTTCGATTCTATCGGCTTCCTCTATCGAATAAGTTAACGTGATATTCTTCGTGTGTTTGATTGATTGTTCTTTTTCTTCTTCAACTACCTCGATGGGGATATCTACGCCCCAATGGGCTAATTCTTCAACTTCCCATTCGTTGGCAAGGGCTTCCCAATCCCATTCGCCTGAACTTGCGTTGTCCTTGATGGCAAATTCTCGTTCTTGCTCCTGTGTTAAATCCACCTGAATGATGGGTATTTCTTTCAAATCAATTTCAACGGCTGCCTTATATCGTTGGTTACCACCAATCACCACCATATCTTTATTGACAACGATGGGGCGAATGTCAAGCATTTCGGGAAACTCCTTTAAACTCCGACAAAGGGATTTAAATTTCGCATCACGAATTAGACGGGGATTTGATCCATTCGGAAAAACCTCTTTGATGCTTACTTTTTTAATTTTCATTTCAACCATTCAAATTGTATTGACCAAAATCCAAACGCTATGCCTATTGAATAATCAATTTGGTTCTTCGTTGTTATTTTGTTGTAAAATACTCCAAGCTGGAAGCATCTTTCCTCTTCAAAATAACTATTTCTTTTTAGTGTTATTGCTGCCATTTACTTACGCATTTTTATGTTGTGCAGTTTTATTAACCATTCTTTCCATTGTTTTTTATCTCCGTACTCAATGTGACACTTGCGGCATAGTGCCATAAGGTTCTCGATGTTATCCTTTAATTTACTTCCGCCCATTGAACGTGCTTCTATATGGTGAATATCCACCGCCTTCGCTCCGCAAATCTCACATTCAATATGTGAACTCTCATCGTAGCCGAAATAATCGAAATAAATTTGTGTATGCTTGGGCAGTTTTCTTTTAACCAGCATAAGTATCGTAGACCTGATGAATATCATTTACCATTCTTTGCCATTCCTTTGGGTTACAAGTGCAAGGGCGGTAAAATTTACGGGTATTAAATAGTTTATTCCAAAGTTGAGCCACCAAATCCGCTTCTTCTTTTGAAAGGGTATCGGTAGTGGATGCCCGTAATTCACCCCAACGCTGGTATTCGTTTTCAGTCATACATTCTTTGGGTTGTCTGCCGATCGGAAATAACTTATTTAGTTTTGCCTTTCGTTCCTCACAACCGCAATCCTCACCCAACACAAATTTGGCAACCTTATCAATCCCAGTTGCTTTCGTTACTATCTCGACTGCATCCCCCAAGCCTTGCAACCTCTTCCGTGGAGATTTTTTGTTCGCAATATTCATAATATTTATCCTTTGTTTTTTGTTTAATAATGTTTTTACTGACCTGTAATCGGTTAAAAATGGAGTGCAATGGTATACCTGTGCGGCTTTCAATCTCTCTCATTGAGAAACCATACACAAAATACAACTCCAACAACATCTGATCGTAATCACCCATCTCATCAATGGTTGACTTTACGCACGACATCAGGTCCTCAAATGCGTATTCACACTCTTGTATTGGTTCTACTGGGTTAAACTGCTGCTCATCGTACACCTCACGTTTCTTTTGCCTGAAAGCATCAATAACTTTGGATTGCAGAATTTTAAAAATGTACATCGTGTTTACTTGCCCGTGATACTCAAACCTATTCAGGCTGCCTTCGGCTTCGTTTATCTCACACAATTTCAGGTACATTTCTTGCACGGCATCTTCGGGGTGGTCAGAGCCGAGATAATTTGCCATTTTTATCCATTCACGGTGTCTTGATGCTATCATCATAATAGTGACCACTTTTCAAATTTACA